AATTTTTCCTCCTTGTTTCATGCCTAAACAACTTTCCGGATTTTCCCGGTTGACAATTGTATAATAAGCCTTTAAAAATTTTATAACAAGGAATTTATTGGACAGTAAATTAAAAAAGCCGAATGCAGGTTATCAGACAGGCAATCAAAAAAGAAAGTCGTCCGACAGGCACTGCATTCGGCATTGATAATATTATCATAACAAGAGAATCGTGTCAATACTTTCCACGCGGCAGTAATTCTAAAAGCGAAGCACAGATGATAATTAGTTATCTGCGTCTAAAAATAAAAACCGATATCTGACCTCAGGCCTTAAGGCTCCAATTGCCGGTGGGGGAAGTCAAATATCGGTTCTGTATTAAAAATATCACGCTTTGGTATAAATGTCAACAATAAGATTAATGCTGATTTTAATATCGGTATCGCTGAACGCTTCGTTCTTCTCGGATTGAACAGCAAAAGAGCCTTACTGAGATACTGCTCCATTGTTCCTGCAACGAACATCGAGACACCTTTATTCGTAAAAGACACCTTGATTCCCATAAATCAGAGCACCGTGAAACAGCTTTTCAGGCGTCTGAAAGTGCAGGCTGATATCCCTCGGCTGCACCCTCATTTGTTGCGCCATTCCTTTGCTACACGGTACTTAGAGAACGGCGGGGACATTTACAGCTTGCAGCTGATTCTCGGTCATACCTCGCTTGAAATGGTAAAGAAGTATGTGCACTTGATTCCCTCAAAAACGGTAGTTAATTTTGCTTTTCTCTCGCCCTTGGATAACGCCCTCAAAAAATGAAAAAACCCAGCAGTTACAACGGTTGTAGCTGTTGGGTTCTCTTTTGGTGATCCATCGGAGATTCGAACTCCGGACACCTTGATTAAAAGTCAAATATGTAGTACATACACATAGCAAATTGCGGAGAAAAGCACAACATATAGTAGCTTGAATGTGCGTGGTAGCCGATAAACACTAAACAAAAATCGAGCGTTACTACGGGATTACTACGGATTTTAAGATATCTTCGCCATTTCCTCGTGAAGAGTTTTGTCTGATACAAGTGCATAGTATTTTAAGGTCGTGCTGTATTCTTCGTGCCCAAGAATCATTTGTGTAGCTTCGGGTGATACCCCGCTTTCTACCATCATTGTTGCACATGTTTTTCGACAGCAATGGGGGGATAGACGCTTAACTCCTATCTCTTCAAGGCAGTCGTAATACTTTTTGCGCATGTAGCTCGAGCTGTATCCCTCGCCGTCATCACGGCATACTATTTTTTTACCTTGCTTTGCTACGAGAGCTTCTATATACGGCTTAATCACCGGCAGAACAGGAACATGGCGATTCTCTCCGGCTTCGGTTTTTAGACCACCTATGAGCAGAGCTTGATCCGCTATGTAATCATCTGGAGTAAGGGCGAGTAGTTCAGAAATACGAAATCCCGTGTAAATCAGGATGAGAATGATATCGGCGTATGGGACATTAGCTTGTGCGGCAGCCTTTATCTTTTTCACTTCTTCGGTGGAAAATGGATGTATTTCGTTTTTCTTTTTCTTTGGGAGCTTAACGAATTTAGAATAGTCTTTGTAACAAATGTCTCTCTCTAACGCAAGTGCATAAAGACGCGAAAATGTGATTTTTATATATGAGAGCGAAGTGCCGCTTTGTGCGCTGTATGCATCAATGCATTTCTGCATGTCTTCCGTTCTCAGCTCGCGCATTTTTATGTTTTTTACATCTTCGGGGATCTTCTTCCATGCGGCGTTGTAGCAGTCCTTTGATTGCTTAGCCAGGTTCTTATATTCGGCACGGGAGAGCCACAATGTGTGCAAGTCATCGACGGTCATATTGATTTCAACTACCGGGTGTTCGAGGTAGTGAGCCAGAGCAGCTTTTGCCTCTTTGCTCGATGCGTAGTGCCCGAGGATTTCCTGCTTTTTAATCATCTTGCCCTGCTCGTTCAGGCTATAACTTGCCGGCAGCGCGACGACCCAGGGGCGCCGCTTGATATCCTTGCGTTTATATACGCTGCCTTCACCGTTTTCACGCTTTGCCATTAAAAAATCCGCTCCTTTTTACTTGTGTTTTGCCGGAGCGGATGATATAATAATTATATCAATCCACTCTATACGCATGGTGTGTGTTGATTCTCGAGCCTTCGGTGTGCCAGCACCGGGGGTTCTTTTTTTTATCTTTTTTTATTAGAGCATAATTTGTCATTGGTATTAAAAGGTGGACAACCGGTTCTTGTGTTCAAACCGTCAATATGCATATTAAGACTGCTTTTTATTGTGTGCCACATGGGGTCGAGTATAAAGTCTATGCCTTCTCTTCTTGCATGTTTAGCAGCAGGAACAAAATCACTGTCACCTGCAATAAGTACAATTTGATCCACGAGACCCTTTTGTGCCAAAGATGCGATATCCAAACCGATTCGCATATCAACACCTTTCTGCTGAATCTCGAGCTGAAAGTCATCCTCTTTTAGATCATCTATCAAAATGTCCTTTCTGCAAAGTCTTTTTAGTACATCCGGCTTTAGTGCGTAACCGGCCGATGATTCCAACAGTTCTCCCATTCTCAATGCGACTTTGCGCTTGGTCGAGAGAGATTCCAAAAAAGCTTTAGACCACTTGTTCAGGTCGCTCTTTGCAAGATTGACCGAACGCTGAGTAAGGGGATGATAGACGGTTTTTTCGGAAGGCGGGCAATCATAATAGAAAATTCTATATAGTTCTCTGTACGTAGGTTCTGGCTTTCGAGTGTTCTCTTTTAAATGCCGATGACAGTACTCGACTAATTCATCAGCCCGTTCTTCAGGAGTTTTTTCACCAAATAAAAAATTTGCTTGTTTTCTATAAAATCCTCCATCAACCATTATTGCTGTTTTACCCATTTTTTCACTACCTTTTGTCAAAAAATAAAAAAGTTCCAGACATCGGCACTTCCCGTATGGTGGGAGGTCTACTATCTGGAACTATAATTTATACGTAATGGTAAATCCATTACCTACTTTATTATAGCCAGCTCCGACGGTTTTGTCAACAAAAAATACAAATTTTTTTGTATAAATATTTTCCTTAAAGCGTCTCAGAACGCTTCAAATCGACTCAGGTTGTTTCTTTGAGATTATATATTCATTGGGTATGCATATTTTTAGCCTTTTTATCTGCACTTGCCCTTCACCTCACCGCGCTCATGAAAAGCGACTGCTTTCTGAATTAGTTTTTAATTATCTCCCTTACAAGAAGATACGGTATGCCCAGGATGCGATAGTGCTCGAGATCCGTGCCGGTTAACTCTTTGGGCGGATATGACGGATTGAGGGGGCTGAGCCTAACCAAGTCGTCAAAGATATCGATTCTCTTAAGGGTCGCACATTCGCCGTCGTAAATAACGGCACCAACATCTCCGCTACGCTCAATAAAGGTTTGCCGAAGAATGAGGACTTTATCGTCAGTGTGGTATGTCGGGTACATTGAATCACCGTGTACCTTTAGAACAAAAAAGTCGGATTTGCTTCGTCCCTTGAGAAAAGAGCGCGGGACATCTATGGTTTCGCCGCTCCAATCCTCGACTGCAATTTCTTCATATCCGGCGGCAATATTGCCTATTACCGGGAACGTAACAACATCTTCGGTCACATTCGGAGAAACGAGGTTTAGCGGCTTCATGGGAACATCTGCACCCATTAACCACGGAATAGATACATTTAAAATTTTTGATATTTCTTCAGTTCTTCTTTGTTTTGGTGCATAGATTCCTTTTTTATAATTGCTTATTGTAGCGTCAGCGACATTCAACGCTCTCGCAAGTTCCGCTGCGGTCATATTTCTGCGTTCTAAGGCTTCATTTAATCTTTCTGCAAAGCTTGGCATATTGATCACCTCGCCTATACAATATCACAAAGCCAACGAAAACGCAAGTAAAAATGAAAAAAACTTTTGAAAACTTGTGAAAAAGTATTGACTTGTGAAAACGCAAGTGATATAATCAAACCAAAAGGAGGTGAAAGCGATAATGTATGATTACTCAAATTTGCTCGGCGCAATGAGGCAAAGAGGCATAACCCAGAAAAGCCTTGCAAAAAGCGTCGGAAAAAGCGAAGCGACGATTAACCGCAAGCTCTGCGGTGCAAGGGAGTTTACGCAAAGCGAAATGTTCAAAATACTTGAGATTATAGGCGAGCCGGTCGAAAGAGTCTCCTTTTATTTTTTTTACTCATCGACTTGTGAAAACGCAAGTTACGGCTAACCGAAGAAAGGAGCTGAAAAAAGAAAGAGAGGTGGGAATATGAAAATTTATGCCGTAATAATAATTACATTACTTTGTATCGGCATGTTCGTCGGCTATATCAAATACAAGATAAGCACGCAGGTGCTGTTGTATTATTTGACGACAAAAAGCACCGCTCCAACCGATGACGAGCTGAAGCAGTGTGCTGAGTGGGTGATAAAAAATTGGTTCAGGAAGTAATTGAAAACTGCGATTTTATCAGATTGAGAAAGGAGGGAGAGGGTGAAAACAATAATTTGTTTACTGTCGGTGATGTTGATTATGTTTTCTGTTGCGATGGTTATCGCGATAATAACATTAATATCGGGCTGGAGGCGATAAAAATGGAGTTACTTCTGTCAGCTTCTTTCGGAGCTCTCGCTATCACCGGAGGAGTTCTTACCGTTGTTATGGCTATCGATTTGCTCAATCAATTTAGAAATCGCTAAATTAAGCCCAAGAGTAAAATCTCGGCTACATACGGTTTTTCTGTTTGTGTGAATCAAGACATCGGAAATCGGCATTTGCTTATTTCGATAAGGAATATCGAATCGAATTACTCCATAGGTTCCCTGCATTTTAGTGAGATTTATTGGAAACTCTATGCTTCTGGCCACGGGTCCATAATGATCGGGATTTATGTATGTATAAAACGATTCTTCGCGTTGTTTACATTTTATTATTGTGCCGTCGAGAAGAACGAGATCAATTCTAACAATTGATATATCTGAGTTTGCATCATTTACAAACAGGCAAGGGACGTTGCACATTAATAATCCCGACTGCGCCGCGACAGCATGAAACAAATCAATTCCGGCTTCTGAATCAATGCTAATGCTTACCTTTGTGCGCTCTTTTGCCTTGCGCGAAAAAAATTCATACAAAGATATAGCCAGGGATAAGGCCGATATAAGAATAGGAGCCCATGTCTTTATAATTTGCATATTTTTACCTCCTTAAAGAAAATTATATCGCACAAAAGGAAATAAGACAAGAAGGGAGGAAAAGAGGTGGACAACCCGCTGTTATTCAAAATATGTTTCGCTGTGGTAACCGGTAACTTGGTCTTTGAAATCATTGCGCTGTGTGCAACTGCGAAAGCCAAAAGAAGAAAGAATGGTAATAATGCCAACCACAATGCCAATGAGCAGTTTCAATTTTTGGGCGGAATCCCAGAATGCAGCCCTTTTCTTGTGGCGCTTGCTGTTTGGGTGATCGTGGTTTGCGTTGTCATCATCGGCATCGTTGGCGGATGACGATTTATTTGCAAGAAAATGTGCTGTTGGCTGCTTGTGAGGAACATCGGCACTCTGTACGACGCAGGGTTCGGATAAAAATGGAATTGCGCCAGTCGCTATTTCCTTCAAAAAGTCCTCCGCCTCCGGTTCGGTAAGGCTCGATGAGGTAATTGAAACATAACACGCATACGAAGAGCCGTGTAGATTGTGCTCGTCAATGGATAGATAAAAGTAAGCATTCTCTTCGATGCTGTTGTTGTAAAGAAAAGTTATGGAACTGAATGCGGTGCTGTCGGAAAAATGTTTTTTAAACTCGTCGAAAGTGTATTTGACTTCATCACATATGCCGCGGCATACAACAATCACCGACCGATAATCTTTAGTCATCGGAATCAATGTTGTGTATTCGTTCTCAATGATTTTGAAGAGTTTCAACAAAGAAAACTTTTCGACTTTCCAAGAAGCGGAAACCGAGAGATTAACATCTTGTGTTTTGGAAATTCGCATAGCGCACCTCTGTAATTTTTTATTATTAATTATAAACGATATATTGTAAAAAGTCAAATAAACCAAATCAATATGTTGTGGAAAGGAGCTCAATGAATATCGCTCAATTTTTGCGCCAATGCCGTAAAGAATCCGGTTTGTCGCTAAAGCAGTTGGAAATAAAAAGCGGCGTGCCGGCATCGACGATTTCTTTTTACGAGCTGGGACGGGTAGAACCCACCGTGTATCGAATGGACGCGCTATTAAAGGCGCTCGACCAATCGGTCATACTCGGAAAAGATTCAACTTTATTTAAATGAAAGGAGGAAAACACCATGCGTAAAAAAATGGCACTTATGTCAGTCGACGAGGCGTCAATGTACCTGAGAGAGGTTATCTACATACCGCCGCATCAGATCCGTCTGCTCGCGAGGGAGGGAAAATGCACCTTCTGTATCGCGATCAAAAATCCGAGCGGGTCGTACTCGTACTACATTAGGCTTGACCGGCTTGAGCAGTTCAAGCGCGGAGACATCGGTCTGATGGTGAGCTAAGGGCAAAAACAGAAAGGAGACATCAAAATGACAAAAGGATTTTTAACAATTGCCGCAGTGCTGGCGCTCGTCCTGCTTTTCGCGGCGGCAGCGGTTCCGGAGACAGAACCAATTATCGCGCCCGAGCTGACGGTATCGGCGCAGATACCCACAGCACGCTACCGGTTGACCGCAGACGAGCGAGAGCTTATATGCGAGGTTGTTATGGCTGAATCGGGAATCGAGCCGTTTGATGGCAAAATGGCGGTCTCACAGTGCATTTTAAATGCGTGTGAAAAGACCGGCAAACGCCCCGTGGAGATAGTTGCGGAGTATGGTTACACCGACCGCCGGGTAGAACCGAACGCAGAGACGAGGGAAGCCGTCGCCGCGGTCTTTGATGCCGGCGAGACCGCTACGGATCGCGAAATACTTTATTTTTATGCTCCGGCACTCTGTCAGAGTTTATGGCACGAGTCGCAGACCTATGTCTGCACTATCGGCGGACATAGGTTCTTCGGGGAGGCAGGGGCTCCGGTGCCAGACCGACCAGATGTTTAAAGAGGATATGCTTATGATATGGGAAAAATCAAACCGTTTCGACCGACGCGCCCGAGAGATTGCAGACAGGCACTATAACAGACAAAAGCCAGGCACCCCACAATTTGTGCCGCCTGGGCGCTGCTGCGTTCTTTATGCCGAAACGGAAAACGGGCGCGCGTTTTGGGTAACAAGCTATCCCTATGCGGAATATGTGCGCCACGCCTGGGCGGGTGCCTGGGTATGTTCCGCTTTCCGAAACGAGGGAGCGGGCGTCGCCTCCGAAATGATACGCGACGCAGTAGCAGCAACGCGAGCACATTTTGGAGAGCCTCCGCCGCTCGGTATGATAACTTTTATCGACTCTAAAAAGGTTAAACCGACAAAGGTACACGGGCGCGACACTTGGGGATTTACTTATATGAAAGCGGGCTTTAAGCCAGTAGGAAAGACAAAAGGCGGGCTGCTTGCTTTTCAGTTATTGCCCGAGGATATGCCGCCCGCAGAAAACGCAAAGGAGGATAATTATGGCTTTTAATTTTGCAATTCAGACCTTAATAGAGCTCGCGGTTATTTTACTGCTTATATACGGCTTTTGCCGCGAGGACAAGCTTATTGAGTTCGAGGACAGGCTCAAAGAAAAAATCAAAAAGGGGGCAAAACACCGTGAAGAGAAAAATTAAGGTCATAGTAAAAGACCCGGGAAAACCTGCAAGAGTGGTGTGGATATCAAACATGCTGGAGAACCTGCAGAAAACGGTCGGCGGTTATATCGAAACCGTCACGATATCGACGGACGCCGTCATTATTTGTAATGAAGAAGGTAACTTGTTAGGACTGCCACACAACTGTAGATTTTGCGGATGCGATTTTGTCGGAACAATCATCGTTGCCGGCGTGGACAAAGACGAATTTTGCAGTCTGTCAGATGAGGTTATTAAATTGCTGAAACCGTGCATAAAGGAGGGCCTGAACATGAAAAAGTCAACGACAGGGGAATTTGAAACGGCAGTCTTTGCCGCGCGCCTGCGTGAACTGATACGCGACACAAAAACCACGCAAAAAGATCTTGCAAAAGCGATTGGCGCAGCAAAAAACACCGTATCCGCGTATGCACATGGTTTGTGCAGCCCCACGCTACCTATTTTGGTGCGTATAGCCAAACACTTTGATGTGTCTATGGACTATCTCGCGGGGCTGACAGACAAAAAAAAACAAACATCGGAATCCAAGCCTGCGCCGAAGCGCCAGAGAAATGACCCGTGGCGCAAAATGGCGATATGCAACAGCTGTGACTGGCGCAGACGCATGGCGGCTCCGTGCGGCGACTGGGACGGCACGGCATGTATGTACACCCACGAGACCGGGATTTTTCGCGAATCGCCGCCGACAGACGATTACTGCGCATATTACAAAAGCCGCCAACGCTGAGTGGGCAGCGAAGACGGCAAAGGTAAAACCTCAACATCATGATAACACGAAGGGAGACTAATGTCAAATGAAGATAAACAGCCTTGAGCTCGAGAATGTAAAGCGTATTAAGGCGGTCAAAATCGAGCCCACCGAAAACGGTCTGACTGTGATAGGCGGGCGTAACGGTCAGGGTAAGACCTCTGTGCTCGACAGCATTGCATGGGCACTTGGGGGCGATAGATTTCGTCCGTCAGAGCCACAGCGTGAGGGTTCTGTACTGCCGCCCAATCTCAAAATCACAATGGACAGCGGCATCATAGTGGAGCGCACCGGGAAGAACAGCACCTTGAAGGTCACAGACCCTACCGGCAGAAAAGGCGGTCAGCAGCTTATAAACGAGTTTATTTCTCAGCTTGCGCTTGATTTGCCGAGGTTCATGACCGCATCAAACAAGGAAAAAGCCAACACACTTTTGCGCATAATCGGCGTTGGAGACAGGCTCGCACAGCTTGAGCACGATGAGACGGAGCTCTACAACAAGCGCCACATGATTGGACAGATAGCCGATCAGAAACTCAAGTATGCCAGAGAGATGACGGAGTATCCTGATGTACCGGAGCAGCTGATTTCCGCATCCGAGCTTATCAAACAGCAGCAATGTATTATGGCGCATAACGCCGAGAATAAGCGTAAGCGTGACCGAGCCGCCGAGATACAGCATCACTATGACGCCGTCAACAGCAAAATAAACGGAATCCAGGCTGAGCTTCAACGTCTTATGACGGAGCAGCAGAGCCTTATGGATGACCTCAGAATCGCGAACATGGAGACGGAGCACCTCGAGGATCTGAGCACCGCCAAGCTCGAAGAGGATATCGAAAATGTCGAAAAAACCAACATTAAAATTCGTGCAAACCTCGAAAAAGAGAAAGCGGAAGAGGATGCGAAAGCGTATCAGACTCAGTACAGCCAGCTGACGAACGAGCTTGAAGATGTCAGGCAAAAGAAAACCGACTTGCTCAAGTCCGCACAGCTTCCGTTGCCGGGGCTGTCGGTCAAGGATGGCGAGCTGACATACAACGGCTTCAAGTGGGACAATATGTCCGGAGCGGATCAGCTCAAGGTTTCCACGGCCATCGTGCGCAAGCTCAACCCCAGTTGCGGGTTTGTGTTGCTTGATAAGCTCGAGCAGATGGATCTTGACACTCTTGCTGAGTTCGGCAAATGGCTTGAGTCTGAGGGGCTGCAGGCGATAGCAACGAGGGTCAGCACCGGCGATGAATGCAGTGTCCTTATAGAGGACGGATATGTGGTGAACGAACCGACGGAGACTAAAAAAGCATGGAAGGCAGGACAGTTTTAATGAACATAACATCAGGAATAATCGAAGATGCACAGCGGGTCATAGTTTACGGTCCGGAGGGAATCGGCAAATCAACCTTTGCTTCTAAGTTCCCGGGCGCGATTTTCATCGACACGGAAGGCAGCACAAAGAGGCTGAACGTTAAGCGTTTTGACAAACCGAGCAGTTGGACGATGCTTCTCGAAGAGGTCAAATATGTTCGCGATCACCCCGAACTGTGTATGACGCTTGTCATCGACACAGCGGACTGGGCAGAGCAGCTTGCAAGTAATCATATATGTTCCGTAAATCACAAACAGAGCATTGAGGACTTCGGATACGGTAAGGGCTATACAAAGCTCTACGAAGAGTTCGGCAGGCTTCTTGACCTGCTCAATGAGGTTATATCAAAAGGTATTAACGTCGTGCTGACCGCTCACGCCAAAATGCGTAAGTTTGAGCAGCCGGATGAGCTCGGCGCATACGACCGCTGGGAGATGAAACTTTCAAAAAATGTCGCGCCGATCGTAAAAGAATGGGCAGACACGGTCCTCTTTGTCAACTATAAGACGTTCGTGATAAAGGACGAGAAGACCGACAGCAGAAAGGCACAGGGCGGCAGAAGGGTAATGTATACCAATCATCATCCCTGCTGGGATGCGAAGAACAGATATGGGCTGCCGGACGAGGTCGATTTCGATTTCAGCGTCATCGCACCGTTTATTCCGTCTTCCGGTGCATATGTCGCAGCGGCGCCGGAAGATAAGCCGCAGACGAATGCGCTGCCCGACCCGCCGAAAAAAAGCATAGAGGAGCTCAAGGCAAAAATCGACGAGTTTACCGCCGATGCCGATAAGCCTACCCCGAACACTGAGAACACTGAACCGAGTTCTGGCTTACCGGCAGCGCTGCGTGAACTCATGACGGCGAACAACGTTACCGAAGATGAGCTTAGAAGTGCGGTAGCGTGGAAAGGTTACTTCACTGCCGACACGCCGATTCTCAATTATGGCGAAGCTTTCATTAACGGCTGCCTTATCGGCGCATGGGAGCAGGTCTACGATATCATCGTCAATCATATAAGAAAATTTTAAACAAAAAGGAGTATTAACCATGAACGAAAACTACAACACCAACAGGAACGACGCCCTCGACTGGGACAGTGTAATCGAAGCCGAAAACGAATTTGTACTTCTGCCGGAAGGGGAATATGAATTCACCGTTAAAAGCTTTGAGCGCGGCTATTTCAACGGCTCGGAGAAAATGTCTGCCTGCCCGAAGGCAGAGCTTACGCTTCAGATAGACGCGCCGCAGGGCACAGCAATCGTCAAACATAATCTTTTCCTCTCGCGTAAAACAGAAGGGCTTGTGTGCGCGTTTTTTATCAGTATCGGTCAGAAGAAACACGGCGAACCTCTGAGAATGAACTGGGCACAGGTTGTAGGTTCAAAAGGCCGCTGCAAGATAGGGCAGAGGCTTTACAACGATAATTATTACAATGAGGTCAAGAAATTCCTTGAGCCGGACGAATCCACTCAGCGTCCCGCTTTCACTCCGGGGAATTTTTAATCCTTGGACGCGAGACCTTATCAGCTGGAGGCAGAACGGGCAATATTCAACGAGTGGGCGAGCGGCAATAACCGCACATTGCTTGTCCTGCCGACCGGCACCGGCAAAACAGTCGTTTTCGCTAATGTTGCAAAGCAGTGTGTTCAGAACGGTGAGCGGGTTCTTGTGCTCGCTCACCGCGGCGAGCTGCTTGAACAAGCGGCGGACAAAATACTGAAATTTACCGGCTTGATGTGTGCCACAGAGAAAGCCGAAGAAAGCTGCCTCGGCAGCTGGTACCGTATAACCGTTGGCTCGGTGCAATCTTTACAGAGAGAAAAACGACTCAAACAGTTCGACAGCGACTATTTTGACGCCATAATCATCGACGAGGCGCATCACTGTCTTTCCGATGGTTATCAGCGCGTGCTTGAGCACTTTGGAGACGCGCATGTCTTAGGCGTCACCGCTACGCCGGACAGAGGCGATATGCGCAATCTCGGCACATACTTTGATTCCCTTGCTTATGAATACACTCTTCCGCAGGCTATCAAAGACGGTTATCTTTCGCCTATAAAAGCCCTCACGATTCCTTTAGCTCTCGACTTAACGGGCGTATCTATGCAGAACGGGGATTTCAAGGCGGCCGATATCGACAACGCCCTGGATCCGTATTTGTATCAGATTGCCGACGAGATGATAAAGAACTGTAAGGAGCGCAAAACAGTCGTGTTTCTGCCGCTTATAAAGACCTCGCAAAAATTTCGGGATATTCTGAATGAGCGCGGTTTCAAGGCTGCAGAAGTCAACGGCGGAAGTCAGGACAGAGCGGAGATAATCGAAGCGTTTGAGCGCGGCGAATATAATGTGCTCTGTAACTCCATGCTCTTGACGGAAGGCTGGGACTGCCCGGCGGTCGATTGCGTCATCGTGTTAAGACCGACAAAGGTTAGAAGCCTATACAGTCAAATGGTCGGGCGCGGAACGCGCCTTGCGCCCGGCAAGAAGGATCTTCTGCTGCTCGATTTCTTGTGGCACACTGAACGCCATGAGCTTTGTCATCCTGCTCATCTGATATGTGAAAGCGAAGAAGTCGCCAAGAAAATGACGGAGAATATCGAAGCGGCAGGTTGTCCGGTTGATATTGAGGCTGCCGAGCAGCAGGCCGAGAGCGATGTCGTCGCTCAGCGCGAAGAGGCTCTTGCAGCACAGCTCAAGGAAATGAGGAAGCGCAAGCGCAGACTTGTCGACCCGCTGCAGTATGAAATGTCGATTTCCGCGCAGGATCTTTCAAGCTATGTTCCGGTGTTCGGTTATCAAATGTTACCGCCTAGCAAAGAACAAATTGATGCATTGGAGAAATGGGGTATACTTCCCGATAATATTGACAATGCAGGCAAAGCAGCGAAACTTCTTAATTGTCTTTCAAAAAGAAGAGACGAAGGATTGGCTACTCCACGACAAATTCGGTGCCTTGAACGATATGGCTTTAAGCATGTAGGCACATGGACTTTCGATGCTGCCACAAAGCTAATAGAGCGTATAGCTTCCAACTCATGGCGAATACCTCACACGATTTCCCCGGATGGCTATATTCCTGAATAAAAAGAGCAGGAGAAATCATATCTCCTGCTCGGCTTCGGCTTCCATTTCCATTATATCCCCGGGTTGAACATTTAATGCCACACAAATTTTTTCAATCACTTCTGTAGTCACAGTTTCACCTTTTGAAAGTTTGGCTAAAGTGGGCGATGATATTTTGGCTTTTGTAAGCAAATCAGTTTTTTTCATGCCCCTGCGTTGTAATATGTCAAAAAGCTTGTAATATTTAATCGGCATAAAAGCACCTCCTATTTATTAGTATAGATTAATTTAAAACAAAAGTCAACTAAATTTTGTTAGCGATTGTTAATTTTTTTCTTGACTTCTTAATTAATATATGCTAATCTTTTGTTAGCGATAGTTAATAAAACTAAGCTAAAACTAACACAAGGAGCGCATGTTATGAAAAAAACAGCATTCGAACGAATTACGGAGTATGAAACAGCGGTAATAGAATTAGAAAGAGCCGAATCTCTTTTAGCTCTACTTTATGAAGAAATCGATGAGGCAATTTCAGCGTCATTGTCAAAAGAAACTTGGAAAAGCCAGTACTGTTGTGATAGGGCTTCGATTTCTGAAGCGTTGGCTACGGCTGTTTCGCAAAACATATCAGCGGTAAAAGATGCTTTAAGTAAGCTTATAAAGGAGGAACGATAATGAGTACTAAAGGATTAATAGATTTAACGGGACTTAGATTTGGCAGGCTTTATGTTGTTAAACGCGCTGAAAGGAATATTGGAAGTCATTCGGCTTGGCTTTGTAGATGTGATTGTGGTAGCGAAAAAATAATAAGAGGGGATCACTTGCGGTATGGAAAAACAATTAGTTGCGGTTGCTATGAAAACGAGGCACGAGCTAATGGAAATAACACAAAACACGGTGGCAAAGGAACGAGACTTTATTCCATTTGGAGCGGTATGATTAAACGCTGCAATAATAGTAATTGTAAATCCTATTACAATTATGGTGGTAGGGGAATAAAAGTTTGTGATGAGTGGAAGAAATCTTTTAGCTCATTTCGCACATGGGCACTTAATAACAGCTATAATGACGAGCTGTCTATCGACCGAATAGATGTTAATGGCGATTACGAACCACTGAACTGTCGATGGGCTACAGCCAAAGAACAAGCCAATAATAGAAGACCAAGGAAAGACCGGAGGCAATGATGATATGACAGAAGAAAAGCTCGACCTGAAAGAGCTGATAAAATACATAGACCCGGCTGCTTGCACATATTCCGAATGGGTGGAAGTCGGCATGGTGCTTAAGCATGAGGGATACAGCTGCGATGACTGGGATGAATGGTCACGCCCGGACAAGCGCTATCATGACGGCGACTGCGAAAAAAAGTGGAATACCTTCAACGGTGCCGCTGCACCGGTTACGGCGGGGACTATCGTTCAGATGGCAAAAGATAACGGCTGGCATTTTCAGGCAGATGACGGCGCGCTTGACTGGGACAGCGTTATCGGAGAACAAAAGGATGATCTTGTTCTTGTCGACAAAAGCTGGATTGAAGGCAAGGAGTTGAATATTCCCGACAAATGGAATCCCGTAGAGCAGATTACCAAATATCTCGAAACGCTCTTTGAGGCGGGGGAGACGGTCGGTTATGTCACCGAAAGCTGGGAAAAAGACAGTAAATACCTGCCGACGAAAGGCGTGTATACCAGGACTGCGGGAGAGCTTATAGAGGCTCTGAGCAAATGCGAGGGCGACATAGGTCGCGTAATAGGCGATTGCAAGCCGGAGGCGGGGGCGTGGATACGCTTCAATCCTCTGGACGGCAAAGGCGTCAAAAATGAAAATGTAACGGAGTTCCGATATGCTCTGGTCGAATCCGATACGACCGACATCACTCATCAAAACCAGATAATACGCGAGCTCGAGCTGCCGATTGCCTGTCTCGTTTACAGCGGAGGAAAGAGCCTGCACGCCATTGTACGCATCGATGCCGCAAACTTTGACGAATACCGCAAGCGCGTTGATTACCTCTATGACGTGTGCAAGAAAAACGGCATAGATATCGACCGCCAGAACAAAAATCCGTCGCGGCTGAGCCGTATGCCAGGCGTTGAACGCAACGGAAAGAAACAATATCTGCTTGATACCAACATCGGCAAGAGCTCATGGAACGAATGGAAAGAATGGATTGAAAGCATAAACGACGACCTGCCGGATCCGGAGAGCGTTGCCGATGTGTGGAACGACCTGCCGGAGCTTGCGCCGCCGCTTATAGACGGAGTGCTACGGCAGGGACACAAAATGCTTGTCGCAGGACCGTCAAAGGCCGGCAAGTCTTTTGCGCTGATAGAGCTGTGCTGCGCCATAGCCGAGGGACGCGAATGGCTGGGCTTCAAATGTACCCAGGGCAAGATAATGTATGTCAATCTCGAGCTTGACCGCGCAAGCTGCCTGCACCGTTTTAAAGATGTCTATACAACGCTCGGCTGGGCTGCGGAAAACCTGCATAACATCGATGTGTGGAACCTGCGCGGCAAGTCCATTCCGATGGATAAGCTCGCGCCGAAGCTCATCAGACGCGCCGCGAAGAAAAACTATATCGCCATTGTCATTGACCCGATTTATAAAATCATCACCGGCGACGAAAACAGCGCAGATCAGATGGCGCATTTCTGCAACCAGTTTGACAAGGTCTGCACCGAACTTGGGTGTGCGGTTATCTACTGCCACCACCATTCAAAAGGCGCTCAGGGCGGCAAGAGGAGCATGGACAGAGCATCCGGCAGCGGAGTGTTCGCCCGCGACCCCGACGCGCTGCTCGACCTCATAGAGCTTGATATAACCGACGGTATCCGCAAACAGCAAGAGGACAAGGCGCAGTGTGAAATCTGCCTTAAATGGATGCGCCGCTTCAAGCTGCCGGAACCGTCGCAGGACGAAGAGAATACCGCGCACGAGCTGCTCAAAATGTGCGGCGAGAGTCTGTCTCCGGCATCCCGCGATCTTATGCTTGCCGAAGTCAGAACAGCGTGGAACAGCATAGAGCAGCGTACCGCGTGGCGCGTCGAGGGCACCCTGCGTGAGTTCCCAAAGTTCGCTCCGGTCAATCTTTGGTTCGATTACCCCGTGCATCGGATAGATGATACCGGAGTGCTGGAGGACATAAAGCCGGAAGATGATAGACCGGCGTGGAACAAGACCTGGCAGAAAAATTTTAAAAGCAAGAAGGACTCGAAAGAAAGAAAAAAAGACCGTTCCGCGAGCATAGAAACGGCATTTGATGTTTGCAATGCGGACGGCAATGTCACACTTGAAAACCTCTCTGAATATCTTGGCGTGACACAAAAAACCGTCAGAAGCAGGCTGAAAGAACACGGTGGATTTTGGATTGATGACGGAAAAGTCGGAAGAAAGTAGAGGGAAAAAGTCGGTCTTTTTTCCCTTCCCTTTAGAGGGAAAATGTCGGTCTGACACCGAGATTTTCTCTCGGAGGGAAAAAGCACTTATATATTTCATATATAAGTGGGGAATTTCCCTTCCCTCAAGGTCAGGGGAAAGAAGTGTGGCGGCTTGAAGCTGCCGCCGCACACAACTTCTCCCTTCCCTGACAAGGGCGATTTTTAAAAACAAAAAAGAAAGGAAACGAAAATGACAACTGAATTTTTTATGCCGATGCATCCGCCCACGGTAACGCATCATGACAAAAAGATAACTGTCAAAAACGGTAAGCCGATAATGTACGATTCAACCGAGCTGAAAGCGGCAAAGGAGAAGCTGACGGCACACCTGGCAGAACACATTCCGCAGGAACCGTATTCGAGCGCGGTCAGGCTGATGGTCAAATGGTGTTTCAGCAATACAGGGACGAAACACGGAGACGGGGAATGGAAAACCTCGAAACCCGATACAGACAATCTTGAAAAGGCCTTGAAGGACTGCATGACCCGCCTGCACTTTTGGAAGGACGATGCGCAGGTCGCATCGGAGATCAGCGAAAAGTTTTGGGCTGCTGTGCCGGGAATTTATGTGAGAATCGAGGAGCTGCCATGCTGAAACAAATAACCCAGGAAGAGACCAACAGGCGCTACATACGGGAGCAGACAAGTGACCGTGACACACGCTGCCTGAGATGTTATTACTGCTGCAAGATATTCGAGGCAGGAGATGATAGTGGGTATGTTTGCCCGAAATGCGGCCGAGAACTCATTGAAACGGGATTTTTGAAAGGAGACAAATCATGGCAGAAAAAATAAAGGTCATCATCAAAGAACCGGGAAAAGCGCCGGAGATAAAGACTGTAGCAAACGACCTCGGCACTTTACAGAGCATCGTCGGCGGATACATCGAGACAGTGACACTCGCATCAGGTCTTGTGATTATTTGCAACGAGGAAGGCATACTTTGGAACCTGCCGTACAATCTCGATATAGGCGGTCATAGCTTCGTCGGAACGGTAGTGTTTGCGGGTGTCGATGGGGACGAATTTGCAGATGTGCCGGAAAGATTGGCGAGCTTTATGCACGGTGGATATCATGAGGGGCGGTGACATCAGTGCCTGAGATGTGTCCGAATGAGCATTGTGTGTTTCTCGTCCAGACCGGCGGAGAAAAGCCTCTGTGCCCGTTTTGGCATTGTCTGAAGCCGGAGATTGAAAAGCACGACAAAACCCGAGAGGAGGCTGTTAAATGACGCTTAAAGAGTTGTCGCAGCTGTACTACCTTGACAAGGAGATAGAGCTTGACCGTGAGAGGCTTGCGGAACTGCGGGCAAATTTGCTCTGTCCGAGGTCGCCAAACTACGATGGTATGCCGCATAGCCCGAACCCTGAGCCTGCGCTTGAACGCTGCATAGCAGAGATAACGGATCTCGAAGCTATAATCCAGGCTAAAATCGGGCAACGCATATATGAGCGCAGCCGACTTGAGCGCTACATATCGGATATTCCCGACAGCCTGACCCGGCAGATATTCACGCTGCGCTTTATCGAGGGACTGACATGGGAAGATGTGGCGGCAAAGACTGGCGGTAATAACACCGCTAAGAATTGTAGCAATATTTGTTATCGCTATATTCGGCAAAGTTGAGGACAATGAGGAATTCATTTCTGTTAGCATTAGGATGAAGAATGTTACCGATATTCTATTCTTCATTTTTATGTCCCCTTTCACCACGCCTGCCCCGCGGCGTCATAAATAGCGGGGTCTTTGATTTACGACAAGAACGGAGGTGAACCCATGACCGACAAGCAAAGGCGGTTTGCAGATGAGTATATCGTCGACTGCAACGCGACAAGAGCATACAAGGCTGCTTATCCACGGATAAAATCGGATGATGCTGCGAGAGCCAATGCGTCAAGGCTGCTAACAAATGCTAATGTTAAAGCCTACATCGAAGCAAAACTCGAAGAGCTGAGCTCGAAAAAGATAGCCGACGCGCAGGAGGTCATGGAGTACCTCACCGCCGTGATGCGCGGAGACAGCACGGCGAGCGTCGTGGTTGTGGAAGGTCAAGGCGACGGCTGCAGTGCGGCAAAGGTGCTGGATAAGCCGCCGGACGAAAAGGAGCGCCTGAAGGCTGCGGAGCTGCTTGGCAAGCGTTTCAGCCTGTTTAAGGATGGAATTGAAGTCTCCGTCAACGCGCCGCAGATTATCGACGATATAGGGGGCGGCTAACATGGCCGTCAGGCTTACTGACATAATCGCGCCGTCGTTTTATGAGGTGCATCGCGATGTGTGTGCTGGGCAGCATACGCACTATGTGCTTAAAGGCGGGCGCGGAAGCACGAAGAGCAGCTATATATCGCTTGAAATTGTCTGCGGCATCATTAAAAACCCTGACGCGCACGCGATCGTGTTCCGCAAAATTGCAGACACGCTGCGGGACAGCGTTTTTGCACAAATGCTGTGGGCTATTGATAAACTGGGCGTGTCGCAGTATTTTAAAGCGACGGTCAGTCCGATGAAAATCACATATCTGCCGAGCGGGCAAACGATTATGTTTCGAGGTCTTGACGATCCGATGAAAGTCAAGTCCATAAAAATCCCGTTCGGCTATTTTCGTTATATCTGGTTCGAGGAATGGAATCAGTTTTCCGGGATGCGGGAAACCGATAATGTGCTGCAGTCGGTCATGCGCGGCGGCAGTAAATTCGATGTTTTTTATTCGTACAATCCCCCTGAGTCGCTGCGGGCGTGGGTGAATGATGAGGTGCGCGTTGAGCGCGCCGACCGCCTGATACATCACAGCACATATTTGACTGTGCCGCAGGACTGGATAGGCGCGCCGCTGCTGTTGGAAGCGGAGCACCTGAAACAGCACTCGCCGGAACGATATAGGCACGAGTTCCTCGGGGAAGTCACCGGCACGGGCGGCGAGGTATTCCGGAACATCAGTATCCGACCCATCACCAATGAAGAGATTGCGCGGTTTGACCGTATCAGGCGCGGCATAGACTGGGGCTATGCGGTTGACCCGTTTGTTTTTATATCGTGCAACTATGACAAGCCGCGCAGGCGGCTGTACATATACGACGAGATATACGCGGCGGGCATGAGCAACAGACTTGCCGCCGACCGTATAAAATCTCGTGGAGTTGCCGGCGAAATTATCGCAGACTCCGCCGAACCGAAGTCTATAGCGGATATGTATGAATACGGCCTGAGAGTCAGAGGCGCACGCAAGGGTCCGGACAGCGTGAAGCACGGCATAGAATGGCTGCGCGACCTCGACGAAATAATAATAGATCCCGCCCGCTGTCCAAACGCGGCGCGGGAATTTTCATCGTATGAGCTCGAACGGGATAAGGACGGCAATTATAAGGCGAACTATCCCGATAGAGACAACCACACGATTGACGCCACGCGCTACGCCACAGAGAACGACCAGCAGAATGTGAGGGTAACTTAATGATTAACAATATGGACTTGATAAGAGAAAAGCTCGCGTATCACCATACGGCTACGGACGATGAGATTATCAAAACCGTGCTTAAAAATGCGCGGGAAGACCCGGAGTATCTGGCGGCATGCGAGGGACTCCGATATTATCGCGGTATGCAGGACATTCTGCAGAAAGATTTTCGCGAGACGGTCGTTTACGAAGAAGACGAAAACAGCCCGGCGGGCATAAAGCGCGGCGGCGTTAAGATAATCAACGAAAACAATTCGAATCACCACAATGTGCATAATTTCCATGCGCTGATGGTCGACCAGAAGGTCGCGTACATCCTCGGCAAGCCGCTTTCCGTCTCTGTCGAGGGCGCAAATGACGGAGCGGGCGGTGCAGATGAAAGTCTGAAAGCTTTTGAGGACGCTGTCACCGCAGTGACCTCCGACGAGGCTTTTGTGGACATGCTCCCTGACCTCGCGACAAATGCGTCAAATTGTATCGTCGGATGGCTGCATGTCTATTACTCGGCAGCCGGCAAGCTTTGTTTTGTTGTTATCCCGACGACGGAATGTATTGCCTGCCGCGATATGAGCTATCAGCAGGTGATTACCGACTTTTTTCGCCATTATAAAATAACCGTCGTGCAAAACGGCACAGAGACGGAGCGGGAGCGGGTAGAGTGGTGGACTGCAACAGGGGTAAAGCGCTATGTCGAAAACGATGCCGGAGAGTTCGTGCTCGAAAGCAACAGCCCACACTGGTACAACGAGCAGATAATCAACGACGAGCGCGTTTCGGTTGAAGCGCGGTCTTGGGGGAGAATCCCGTTTGTTCCGCTTTATAACAACTCTGCGCATCAGACCGACCTTTCGCGCATCAAAGGGCTACTTGATGCATATAACCTGATATCTTCTGCGTCGACGAATAATCAGATAGATCTCGTCGAGCTCTACTGGATGATACAGGGATACGGCGGAGAGACTGCAAAAGCGATACAGCAGAAGCTGCAGATAAACAAGGCAGTGTCAATAAGCGATCCGTCCGGCAAGATAAGCGCGGAGCAGGTCACGCTGAATGTCACCGAGCGCCTCGCCTGGCTCGATATGCTGCGCCGGGACATATACCATATAGGGCGCGGTATTGATATGAACGATGAAAAGCTCGGCAGCGCGCCGTCAGGCGTCAGTCTGAAATTCCGCTACACCCTGCTTGACCTCAAGGCTGACCCGCTTGTCTCGAAGTTAAAGGTCATGCTGAAAGAGCTGTCATGGTTTATTACGCAGGATATCAACCTGAAGAACGGTACCGACTATGACTATACGCTTATCAAATACGATGTCCACAAGTCGATGATAGTCAATGACGCGGAGACGGTGGATATAATCCAGAAGTCGCAGGGGCTTGTGCCCGATAAGATGCTTTTAGCAAAGCACCCGTTTGTTGACGATGTCGCGCAGGCATATGAGGAGCTGCAGAAGCAGCGCGAGGAAAACGCAAAGATGTTTATCAGCGACGATGACGACAAGGACGATTCCGAAAAGGATGATGAATAATGCGCTCTGATCTCTATTGGGAGGAGCGGGCACTGCAGCGCGAGGAATATGCCCGACGTGCCTCGACGCGGGCTATAAAGACAAAAACGGTCAAGTTATACGCCAAGGCGCAGAAGGACCTCGACGCCCGCATAAATCGGATATTTTCGCGTTATGCGGCAAACAGTGAATTGACGCCGGAAGAAGCTCGTCGGATGTTGAACACCAAAGAAGCGGAAGCGGAATTGGAAGCACTGCGCAAAGAGCTTAATAACATAAAAGACCCGGTCATAAAAAGAAAAGCACTTGCCCGTCTCAATGCGCCAGCATACGCCGCGAGGATAAACCGCCTTGAGGCTTTGAAAGCCAATATCGAGACGGAAACGGCATTGCTTGCTGACCGGGAGAAGCGGGAACTCAAGCGGCTGCTTGAAGACGTGAGCGGGGATACATACTATCGCAGCATATATGACACGCAGATCGGCACGGGATTAGGCTTTGAGTTCTCAGCCCTGTCGAAAGGTGCCGTAAACACCATAGTAAATGACCGATGGAAAGGCGCGAATTTTTCCGACCGTATCTGGCAGAACACATCCGCGCTTGCCAACAGCGCATACGGTATTGTGGCGCGTGGAATTATGACGGGAGCGGGTCCGCAGGTAATGGCGCGCCAGCTCGCCGACGCGATGCAGTCCGGAATGTACAGCTCGATGCGGCTGATACGCACCGAGACAAACCGTGTGCATAACGCCGCCGAAAAGGAGGCATACGAAGAGGAAGGCATAACGGAATATAGATTCCTCTCCACTCTTGACGGGCGCACCTGCGATGTCTGCGGCGCTTTGGACGGCAAGACTTTTCCGGTCTCCGAAGCGAAAGAGGGCGTAAATTATCCGCCGCTCCATCCGAATGACCGCTGCACTACAACGGCAGTCATAGAGGGACAAAACCGAGCCGAACTCAAACGCAGGGCATTGGATCCCGAGACCGGGAAAACCGTGCTTATTCCGGCGGAAACGACATATGAAGAGTGGCTTGCGGATAATATAAATCCTCTTACCGGGAAGCTTAAATATTACCCGCCCAAGACTTTGACGCAGGTGTCCTCCTACAACAGAGACCAGTTCGAGCGATATTCGGCAGTCTTGAAAGAAAATGTGCCGGATTCTCTTGATGAATTCTTAAAAATAAAGTATAATGATCCTGAAAAGTGGAAGACGCTTAAAAGGCAATACCGCTTTGTGAATCAATACAAGATAGATTCAGGCAATTTCTCTACTGATGAAATCTTGCGGTTTGATAAAAAGGTTATTTATGAGAAGCGACTGAAATTTACAAGCGGATTTAAAAGAAGCGGAAACGTTGCCGGTGCATATATCGATGATGATTTTGACAATATGTATTATGCGCATAGCGCTATATCCAAAGTGGAAGATAGCAGAGGATATAAAGGAACCGGAAAATTAGTTTTACTTAAAGAAGCTCGCCGCTTTAAATATATAGATGTTCCCAAAATGGACGGAACAATAAGAAAAGAAACCTACAATGATACTGAAGCAAAGCTCTTCGAGTTCTTCGCCGATTTGTATGAAGCGAGCCCTTTTAAAAAGATATGTATGCTTTCCGAACGCGGAATGTGCGATAGCTGTAAAGGGGTAATGCAGCAATTTAAAGAACTATACCCGGATGTTGAGGTAAATGTTATCTCAAACAAAAAGGTTGAAGGAAATGTTTGGAAAGAAAGGATGAGAAAAAGATGAAGTATGACCTTGATTATCAGTGGGCAAAAAATTTTCTTGAAAGCCGTTTAAGCACGGGTATACAGCCGAAAACGGGGGATTTGCTCGAAAACTCATATCTTACAGAATTCGATCAGGATATCCTCGAAGAAGCTGAGCGCCTTAACGCGGTGCTCCCACTGATAAAATGGGAAGTGGACAACAACGATCTCAGCGAAGCCATGAGCGATGAGCTCTATCTCTACTATGAGGATTTGCTCAAAGGTCGCCTCGACGGAATACTGGACGAGGAAGAAGCCCCGATTATCATAAAAGACCTCACCGAGAGCTATATAAAAGCTTTCGGAAAAGATACTCTTGACGAAGAGGATCAATAATAAATAACAAACCGCCAAGCGTGAAGCGAGGCGGTTTTGTCATATCACAACATAATAATTACAGCGTTTTGCAGTCAAATGCAAAGCGTTGTTTTTATATCCAAATTTATCCGCCACCCGGAGCAAAATGGTGTCGCGCAATATTGGGACTGGCCAAGTAAAAAGGGAGCGCGGGAAAGGACAGACATGGACTGGCTTAAAGACATTTTAGGCGACGCACACACCGAGGACATCGACAAGAAGATAGCGAGCTATATCGGCAAGAACTTTGTTTCAAAAGCAGATTTTCGCGCCGAGTCCGATAAGGTCAAGAACCTTGAGGGTCAGATAGCAGAGCGGGACAGTCAGCTTGAAGAGCTCAAAAAGGTTGATACCGCCGGACTGCAGGCTACAATTACACAGCTGCAGAACGAGAACAAGCAGGCTAAGGCTAAGTATGACAGCGATATCGCCGCCATGAAGCTTGACTCCGCTATCGATGCCGCTATTACAGCCGCCAAAGGCAAGAACGCAAGAGCTATAAAAGCCTTGATAACGCCCGGCAGTGTGAAACTCGACAAAGACGGCAAGCTCGAGGGCTTTGACGATCAGCTCAAAGCAATCAGGGAAAGCGACGCCTATCTTTTTGACAAAGTCGAAACCAGACAGAGGGGCGGAGACCCCGACCACGGCGGTGGAGACCCCGAACCGGGCGAAGCCCCCGAGAACTATGCCGATTATGTGAATTGGCGCAAAAATCAGTAAAAACGGAGGATTTAACAAATGTCAAACAAATTCCTGACTCCTCAGATAGTCGCGAACGAGGCTCTTATGGTGCTCGAGAACAATCTCGTTGCTGCCGACCTTGTCCACAAGGACTATTCCAAGGAGTTCGCACATGTCGGTGATACTATCACCATCCGCAAGCCCGCGAAGTTTTCCGCGAAGAACTTCGTCGGCGAGACCGTAGACCAGAATGTGAACGAGGGCAGCGTCAAGGTGACTCTTGACCATTTCCGTGATGTCACCGTTCCGGTCACTTCCAAGGAAATGACCCTCGATATCAAGTCATTTTCTGAGCAGATCATCTCTCCTGCAGTGCAGGCCATATCTCAGGCCATCGACAGCGATATTATCGCCGAAGGCATCGCAAACGCCGGCAACACCGTGAGCGGCACCGCGAACGCGGCCGACCTCAAGGACATTGCCAACATTGCCAAGGCGTTTGACCTCAAGGGCGTGCCGATACAGCAGCGCAGACTGCTCGTCAACCCGACGCACAAGTATCGCTATCTGACCACGGAGAACCTCTCAAAGGTCGCATACGCGGGCAACTCCGATGCCCTGCGTTCAGCAGAGCTCGGCTCTATTTATGGTCTTGACACCTATATGTCACAGAATGCCCCCGATACCCTCGCGGCAACTGCGGGCACTGCGACCGCCGCAAAAGTCTCCTGCACCGCAGGCGAGACTAAGGTCGCACTCTCGGATGTCACTGCGACGACCGGCACCTTTAAAAAGGGCGACGGCTTTATCCTCGACGGCTATCTTTACAGATTTGCCGCCGATGCAACTGCCGCAAGCGGCGCGGTCGCCGAGGTCGCGATAGATCAGCCTATCCACCGCACTATTGCCTCGGACGCGGCGGTCAAGGTGTATCTCGTCAAAACGACCCACTCCCTCGCATTCCACCGCAACGGCCTTGCACTCGTCACTCGTCAGCTTGAGCTGCCTATGGGCGCGAATAATGCGGCTATTGCCTCGAGCAGGAACGGTCTTGCTATCAGAGTCGTATATGACTACGACATCAAGCACAAGACCGACCGCGTCAGCTTCGATATCCTGTACGGCGTCAAGACCCTTGACAGCGACATGACTGCAAGGCTGGTGGGCTGATATGACGGAGCAGAACAAGGCCGACCTCATAGCCCGGATGCGCGTGATGTTGGGTAAGGAAATGTCGCTGCCGGCTGCCCGGTATCTGCTGGATAGCGTCGAGTCCAAGGTATTGCGATATACCAAGCGACGTGAGCTTGTTCCCGGTCTTGATCTGCTTGTGGCAGAGATAGCCGCGCAGCGTTACCGCACGCAGCAGCCGGGCTCTACCGATGCGGCGCAGACCGTTGCAAGCATAACGGACGGCGACCAGAGCGTGAGCTTTAAGCACAGCGACTCAGACCTTGCCACAACGGCGGAACTGAGCGACAGCGAAAAGGTGATGCTCAACGAGTGGAGGAGGCTTTTCTGGTGAAGATCCCCGACGCCTTCAGACGCGCACAGCGCGCCGTATTCCAGGACAAAACAGTCGAGCATTATAAAGCCGTCAAACAGACGGGAACGCTCGGCAGCGAAACAGTGAAGCCCGCAGAAACACCTGCGGGCTCTTTTACTGTCAACTTCCGACTCGTTACCGACGCTATGCAGGCGCAGGAATGGGGGCTGCAGTGCAACAAAGACGCCACCTTTTCAACATCCGATACGCTCGCTGTCGAGAAGGGCGACTATGTGAAATACGGTGGCGCTTATTACCGAATCACCGAGATCCAGCCGCACGACAGCCACACGCTGTATCTTTGCAAGGCGGTGAGCCGATGAGCATTGAAGTTAAGGGTCTCGGCGAGCTGGCTAAAAAGCTCGCAAAGCTCGGCGGCACTGATACCGCTATTTCAAACGGCACGCGCGAGGCGGCGCGAATAGTCAACAACAGCGCAAAAGAGTTGTGTCCAGTAGATAACGGCAATTTGCGCGCGTCGCTGCATACCGACTACAAGCGCGAGGGTAGCAAGCATATCGGCAGCGTATTGACCAATGTTGAATACGCCGCCTATGTGGAATTCGGTACGGGTCCTAAAGGTAACGGCACATATACTTATGAGCTCCCGGGCGGAATCCATTACAAGGCGGACAAGTGGCGCGGCAAAATCCCTGGTGTCGGCTGGCGAATGATAAGCGGACAAAAGGCGCAGCCGTATCTCTATCCTGCGCTTATAAACAATCGCGAAGCAATACTCGAGTGCTATAAGCGCGCGATACAACAGGAAATAAGTCGTAAAGGCGGTCAGAAAAATGGTTGATATCGAACAGGTGACTTATGATGTGCTTTCACTCGCTGTACCGGGCGTGAAATGGTCTGCGGAATATCCGCAGAGTTTTGAACGGCACGGTTTGATAAAGCAGATGGATAACTCCGTTAAAATGCCATCCTCTTCGCGTCCGGATCATTTTTCCCGGATCGCCGTGCAGATCCAGGTGTGGATGGCGACGCCGGAGGGCAGGAACGAGGTCGAGAGGCAAGTTGACGATGCAATGCTCCGCTTCGGTCTGCTTCGCGGCAGTCCTAACCACCTTGAGGACGAACAGGAGGACGGTACGGTGTTATACCGCACCGTCCTGCTTTATAACGGAGTCTACGACAACAACACGAAGCGGTTTTACCGCAGTTAATAAGGAGGTAAGTACAAATGGAAGATTATCAGACTTCTATAGGCGTGATTCTGAAAATGGGCGCGAGCGCAGAAGCGGCAGCTGAAGTTCCCGGTCTGCTTGATTTTCCCGATATGCTCGGCGAATCGGACAAAATCGACGTGACCACGATGAAGGACACGCAGAGAAAGTATAAGCCCGGGCTTTCCGACCCCGGGGATATGGCGTTTACTTTCGGCTATGAGGGGATGAAGACCGGCACGAACTGGGCGACCCTCAAGGGAGCTAAGGATGCAGACAAGACCTTTATTCTGCTGTTCCCGGACGGTTCCGGTTTCACATGGACAGGCAGAGTGTCACTTTCGATGCCCGGAAAGGGCGTCGCAGAGGCGCTGACCTTTACTGCAAAAATCACTCCATCGTCGGATATAGAGGAATATACCTCGTCCGGCGGCTAAAGAACACATCGGCGGGGGAAACTCCGCCGAAAATTTAAAATAAGGAGACAACAACTATGCTTACTGCGTGTAATGCACCTTTTTATAGATTGACCGCCGGCGAGAAGGAGTACAAGCTCAAGCTCACGACGGCGACAAAAATCGAAGTGGAAGACCGTATAGGCTGCAGCCTGCTTGAAGCTCTTGACAAGCTGGCATACACCAAGGTCTTTGCAGTGACCCTCTGGGGCGCGCTGCAGAAATACCAGGCGAATATGACGCTCCCCAAGACATATGAGCTCATCGATGCGCTTGAAGCCGAGGGCTTTACCCTCGAGGACAGAGCGGACACATTCCTCGGCATTATGAAGGTGTCCGGTTTTTTTACACCGGAACAGATAGCGGACATGGAGCGGGAGGACGAGGAGCAGGAGATAGAGTAGTCTTCTCCTCAGCGACCGAGTGGGTCGCGGATCTCAAACCTCGCGCTTTTGCGGTCGGGATAACCCCGGACGAATTCTGGAGCATGTCGGCCGGAGAGGTTGAGGACCTTATATCCGCAAGGCAAAAGGCGGAAAATGAGCGGCGTAAATGGCAGTTACAGCTGATATGGAATCTCGGGCAGCTTGATTCTTTCGCGTTTAACGACCCGAAAAAATATCCTACGCTTGAAAAGGCGTTCCCGTCAGCTTTCGGCATGCAGCAAACCGGGTGGATGGTAATCAAAGCTCGGATGTCCGCTTATGCCAAATCAAAAAACGCCGCAAGGCACAGGGCAGGTGAAAAAAATGACAGTTGAAGAACTGCAAGTGCTGATTACAGCAAACACCAAGGACTTTAACGCCAAGATTGATAAGGCGAACAAGAGGCTGGGGTCGCTTGAACAGCAGGCAACGCGCACGGGAGCGGGTGTCGGAAAGCTTTTTACAGGCATAAAAACTACCGCTGCCGTTGCGGCCATACAGAAAGTAGTAAGCGAGGTCAAGAAGTTGACGGACGCATATGCGGAAAACGAAGCCGCGCAGATGGGCTTGTCGAGCATATTGACCGCGCAGGGAAAAGACCTGAACGCCGCGAAAGCGTGGCTTAAATCGTATACCAAAGACGGTCTTATCCCGATGATGGACGCTTACACTGCGTATAAGAGCCTCGCGGCGGCAGGGTATTCCGACGAGCAGACACAGTCCATACTGACCAACCTGAAAGACTCGGCGGCATTTAACCGTCAGGGCAGTATGACGATGGGCGAAGCCATCAAGAGCGCAGCCGAAGGTATCAAAAACGAAAACAGCATTCTTGTCGACAATGCCGGTGTTACAAAAAATCTGTCCGTTATATGGGATGAATATGCGGCATCGATAGGCAAGACTGCAGCAACGCTGACTGACGCAGAAAAGCGCATAGCAACGACACAGGGCCTCATGCGGGAGACGGCATTCCAGACCGGGGATGCTGCGAAATATTCGAACACCCTCGCAGGAGCGCAGGCTGCTCTGAAAGCACAGACAAAAATGTTGTCGAGCGCGCTCGGGTCAATGTTTGCGCCGGCTTTGCAGCAGTGTATTCCGCATGTCACGGCGTTGCTTGAAAGATTGACCGCCCTCGCCGAAAAAGCCGGGCAAGTCATGGCCATATTGTTTGGCACGTCAAGTGCAACGAGTCAGACATCATCAAACACATCTAAACTTGCCAACAGCACACAGCAAGTGTCCACAAACCTCGGCAGCGCGGCGAAAAAGGCAAAGGATTATAAGAACGCTTTGCTCGGCATCGATGAAATCAATCGTCTCGGAACGCCGGATACCGGATCTGATAGCGGCAGCGGAGGCGGAAGCAGCACAACGGTATCGAGCGGGGGGAACAATTTTAAGAGCCCATTTTCCAACGCTGACAGTGTTATTGACCCGAAGCTTGCAGAACGCGCAGAGAAGCTGAAGCAGAAGCTTGAAAAAGTGAAATCCACAGTCTCTGCGCTTGAGCCAGTGATAAAAGGAGCTGCAGCCGGCGCGGCCGCCGCTTTCGGCGTAAAGGTTCTGAGTAAGTGGTACTCCGGCGCAAAAGGTGTGTGGAATAGCTTTAAGGGGCTGAGAGTTGTCTCTACTTTTGCTGAAAGCTTTTCGTGGATAAAGGAGACCGGAGGAAGCACAGCACAGGCGTTAGGTTATGGATGGAAGAAAGCTGCGGGCGCAGCCAAAGACAGTTTGAAACAGTTCCGAACGGGTTTGTCGGCAACTCAAAAAGCGATGATAGGCGCGGCGGGATTCGCGGCATCGCTGGCAATGGCAAAATCCGCTTTTAAGGCATTCGGCGCGGGCGCAGAAGACGCCAAAGCGAAACTTGCGGTTATGGCAGTAGGACTTACTGCCGTTGCAGTGGCTATGTATGCGGCGTTGGGTCCGGCCGGACTGGTCGTCGCGGCAATTGGTGCAATCACGGGAGCCATCATAGGTTTTGAACAGGGTGCAGATGAACTTGCAGAAAAGACCTACCAATCCTCCGATGCCTATAAGGTGTTGTCAGAAAACATCGCATCCTCTGAGGCAATCATCCAAAGAACAAAGGAAAATATGGATGGTCTTAATCAGAAGATAGAGGGACTGAACACCGTCAGTGCGGAGTACGGTGCAGTTAAAATGCTCACCGACGAGATATATCAGCTGAGCGAAAAGTCAAATAAGTCCGCCTATGAAATGGACTTGATGCGCGTCAAGGTCGACACTCTGAATGCTATGAATATCGACGGATTGCATTTGAGTATCGACGAGACCAAAGGCGTAGTTGTGGAGACTAAGGACTCAATTTACGGGGTCATAGAGGCTTTGAAGAAACAGGCCGAAATGGCTGCAATACAAGACATTCTGACTGAGTCATACAAAGCCTTTTATCAAGCAACAATTGACAACAAGACGGCGACTGACAATTACAAGGTTGCGTCAGATAGGCTTGCCGAGGCACAAAATAAGTTAAACGAAAAGGCGGCAGAACTTGACAAGAAAAATCAGGGCGTATCAGGTGGCTTTCGTGATGTCGCGAACTGGATATCGCAAAAGCTTAGTCCGGAATATCGAACTCTTAAAAAAGAAGTCGAACATGCCGAAGACGCTTTGGAACAGTCACGCAAGGCTATTAAGAACACGTCTGCTGCAATGGATGACGCAAGCAAAAAGACTAAGTATTATTCGGATCAGCTCGTCAAGCTTAAAAATAACATCAACAATATAAACGGTGTAAGCTGCGATGTGACAGTAAAAACCCGATCTACCGGGGCACAGCAGTATGCATCCGGCGGATATCCTGATACCGGACAACTCTTTATTGCTCGAGAGAGCGGCCCCGAGATGGTTGGACAAATCGGAGGCAGGACGGCAGTTGCCAACAACAGCCAAATTGTGGACGGTGTTTCTTCGGGTGTTGAGCGCGGTGTTGAAAGAGCTATGGAACGAAGCAATGGCGGAACCGTAACAATTGTCGTTATGAACGAGCGCGGTGATATTGTAAACGAGCTTAGAAATGTCAACATGCGTGCCGGTAAAGTAATCATTCCGATAAACGAATAAAAGCCCTCTCAATCGAGAGGGCTTTTCCCTTGTAATATTGCGTCAGTCCACTTTTTCACCAAGTGCTCTGGAAATCTGCAAATATTGTCCGTCTTGGACAGTGATATATGCATTGTTGCTGAAGTTATCGTTAGCAACGATATTATCGCCGTAATTGTACGAACTCGACAGCACGGCGTAATAACCGTCGTTTCCCGCCTCAGTGGCAACGAGCTTGTACTCTCCGGCGGGAATATCCTTTCCAATCTTATAAACCCCTTCGAGCACGGCGGAACTGTTGAAGTGCATGTCCGGAGCTTTTTCCGATGGACACATTTCTGCCCGTGTAATTTCTATGTATTCGCCGTCCTTGACAGTGGCATAAACCCAAGTGTCAAAGTTTTCGTTAAAAATAATCGAATCTCCGGAACTGTCGGACGACACACAGAAATATCCTGAATAATCTTTTTCTGTGGCGATTATCCAGTATTCTCCGGCGGGAATGTCTTTTCCAACCTTGTACATTCCCTCGCCGTAATGGTCATTCGGCAAATCTACTTTGCTGATATTATCTGGAGTAGTGGGGGAGTTGGTGGTTGTAGAATTGCCGCATCCACAGAGCCCAATCAGCATAATACCTGCGATAAGTAAAGCAATAAATTTTTTCATCAGAATTTCTCCCTTTTCTTTTTAATCTATCATATTTCATTTTTTATGTCAAGAAAGAAGGTGAACAGCAGTGGCAACCGCTTTTAATCCCGGTGACAATCCGATAGCTACCGTGGACGGCGTAACTATGCCGGTATATCCTGACTCGGAGGACGGATATAAATGGGAGCTTGAGGACGCTTCTGCCAGCGACGCAGGGCGTACCGAAGATGTCGTCATGCACAAAAAACGCATAGGGCAGACCGACGCGGTAACGCTTAAGTTTTCCGGGCTGTCCATAGCGAACGCGAGCAAGATCCTGAAAATGTTCAACCCGGAGTATATAAAGGTCAAGTACTTAAATATGCTCGAAGGCGGATATGTGACAAAAGAGTTTTATGTCGGCAACAGAAGTGCGCCGCTGTACAACAGCAGTCTGAATGTTGTTGACAATGTGACCTTTAAAATCGTGGCGCGAAAGGGGTGATGTCATGTATCCAATAACTTCTGCCGGGCTTGCGGCTCTGCGAGAGGATGTAGTGCAGTCCGTCAATATCCTCTGTACGCCTACCAAGGGCACGGCATTTAATATCACCGACAAGGACATCATCGGCGCGGTAACGGTGGACTGGTCGAGCGTCACGGGCAGTAAGCTTGATTTGGGCTCGGCGTGTATGTCAGAGCTGAGTTTTACTCTTGAGAATACCGACGGCGCGTTTGACGACAAGGTGTTCGAGGGCGCACAACTGTATGTCACTACAAGCTTTTCAACGGGCTCGACAACGGAGACGGTGCCTATCGGCTATTACACGGTGGACAGCCCTCCGCGCAAGCTCCGGAGCATCAAAATAACGGCTTATGACCGCATGGCGAAGTTTAACCGAGCCTATGATACTGAGCTTGCCTATCCTGCAACGCTGTATCAGATAGTCGCCGATGCCTGCACAAAGTGCGGGGTGTCGCAGAAGCTTCCGACGAACACTTTGCATCGGGGTGTGTCGATACCGAAACGCCCGGAGGCGGACAACCTGACCTATCGTCAGGTGCTTGTCTGGGCTGCGGAGCTCATGGGCGTGAGCTTGTATATTGACTATGACGGCAAGCTGACAGGCGGGTGGTATGCGACAAATGCCAAGCACACGGTGATAAAAGCTTCGGATCGTTTTACTTCCGGCAATACCGATTTCGCCGAAAACAGCATCGTGTTTTCCGGTGTGCGTATCGTCGGAAACGACGAGAACAAGACTGAATACCTCGCAGGCACAAAGGACTATGCCTTTAACATTGAGGGCAATCTTCTTGCGCAGAGTGATATGAATCTCAGCACACTGGCAACGGAGCTTAAAACCGCACGGTGCAGTCTTACATACACTCCGATGTCCTGCACTACGCACTCGTTTCCGCACCTTAGACCGCTTGATATTATGAAGTTTGAGACGGCGCAGGGGACGAAAAAGGTCGTGCTGACAAATGTCAAGTGGCAGTCACAGAACCGCTGCACGAAGCTCGAGGGCAAGGGCGAAACGGCAACGCAGTCGGGATATGCCACAATGGGCGCGTTTACACCGAAGCAGCGGGCGGTACTCGAGCAGACCCGCGCACAGCAGGCGGCGCAAATCAACGACTACGAACAGGCAACACTCGCGCTGAATGAGACCATCGCGAACAGCATGGGCTTATATGTCACGCGGAAAGCGGACAGCAGCGGCGCGGTAATTACTTATTACCACGACAAGCCTACGCTCGAGGGGAGCAACACCATCTACTGCCGCAACGCCGGTGGTTATGCCTGGACTAATAACGGTTGGAACAACGGATCCCCGAACTGGGAGTACGGTGTATCAAAAGACGGTGACGCGGTTATCCGAAGCATTGCCGCAAACAAGATTTCAGCGAGTTATATCACTACGGATATCCTATCATCGCCGACCGGGAAGTTTTCCTTTAACTTGGACACGGGAAAGATTATTGCGTCCGACGCAGACCTCACAGGCGTTTTTTGTGTTAAAGGGTCAGCATATGATCTTAAAGTTATAAATGCTGTTACCAAAGCAGCGCCCAGTGTTGGAAAAATGACATACGCACCTGTAGGAAGTTTGTTTGAACCGGCAACACAGACGCAAAATGTCGTTGGGTTGATGCGTTTATCCGGAGACACTCAAAGCGGATTCATAGGATTTGCCGACAGCACCAAGTTTCCTTTTTCAGGCTTGACTTATGACGTACGCATCGATAGTACAAAAGGTGTGCGTATAGACAGCGGTGATGCCTATACAGACGTGGTATGCAGCGAGGATAAAGGTTTTCGAGTGCGTGGTGTTGAAGACAAATTAGGTTCGTCAAGAAAATATCTCGTGGTGACAAAAGATGAAACGTCGTCGAGCGGAGCCTTTATTTCCAACCATCTTCAAAACAGAGTCTTTGCAGGGTTGAAACATTATCGAGATATCTCATCCGGCAATGGCGCGAGCGATGTATGCCGCGCAGACTTTGGAATTGGGATTCCCGCAACCTCGACGCCGTCCGGTGCAATTGAGGTAAGAAACTCCAATGACAAAATAGTTGCTCGCCTTGATGTGTACCCGTCCGGTACTAATTGGGACGGTGCAACGCTGAAAATTGCAGGCATGACATACAGTGCAAAAATATTTGTTGATTCGACGGGTATTTGGGCACAGTTTGGAGATAACGATGCAAAGCAGCTTGTGAAAGCATCATCGTAAGGAGGTAAACCGATATGACAAAAACCGAACTTGAAAAAAGACTCGGCACAACTCAAGAGACCGCAAGGCAGCTTGAACAGGAGACAAAACAGCTGACGAGTCGACTGGAATATGTCCGTACCGAGCTTATCAAACAGCTCGGTAAAATAGAGATGCTCAATGAAATGTTGCAGGAAGAGGAGACGGTAGACGATGCGGACAACCACGATAACGATTGATTATGCTCACCCGCGCGGTTATGAGATAGGTTACCAGGGCGAGAACAATATTGTAAATCTCGTCTTGCCTGTACCTTCGCATATCGAAGGGGCAGACGGTTACAGAGTGTATTTCGAATCCTCAGCCGGAGAATATTTGCAGACCGAGTTATTAACCCCTGTTGACGGATGTGTGACTGTCACATTGACGAGTGATATCATCCCTGCACCGGGGCAGATAGCCGCGCAGCTGGTGGCTTTTGCGGATGGCGATATCATTGGCAAAGCCCCCGTGATTTATGGCACTGCGTTGTATGCGATACCAAGCGGCAGCACAGAGCAAGTGAGCAAATCGATTGAAGCAGAGATAGCCTTAAATTCCGCAGCCCGCCACACCCACGCTAACAAATTCGTCCTCGACCGCCTGTCAGACGCGGACGGAAAATTGCAGTTTGACGGCAAAGAGATATCGGGCGGCGGTGGCGCAGCAACAGCAGCAGATGTCAACTACGAACTGCCCGAAGAAGTCCAAACAGAATTTCCGTGGGCTGAGATTGAAGAAAATACCGTAAAAGCAGGACTTGACACGGCTATATATTACGCGCTTGCAGGTATGTACGCAAAATATATAGACGTTACCTTGCAGGGCGCAGCAGGCACGGTTGATGTTAGCTTGCAGAATTTTATCAACAACACATATATTCCGGTTGCCAATAAAGCCCATGAACACGATAACAAGAGCATTTTAGATGAGATAACCGCCGAAAAGGTCAATATATGGGACAACAAACAAGCTAAGCCGTCGCAGGTCACAAGTGGCACAACGATAACACTTGCTGACAATACGGAATATCGCTTGACTGATGTTACAACGCTAACCTTGAACTATCCAGTAGGCGACTTCGAGTGCTGGATACGCTTAACCTTTGCGGCAAGCGGCAATGTCACGGTTACTCTGCCGTCAGGCACAAGGTACATCGGCACTGCGCCGGATTTTAAAAACGGCGAAACATGGGAGCTGAGCTTCAAAGACAAAATTTTGGCGGCGCAGAAGGTCGGTGAGGGCATTTGAACAGGCGCAGATTTATATGGCAAGAGGCGCAAGCGCAGAGCGGACTGCCGGATGGCTATACCGCATTGGAATATATCCAATCGTCGGGCACTCAGTACATCGACACCGGGCGCAAGTTGACGCAGGATTCTGATATCACCATAGATTTCAGGATAGTCGGTGAAATAAACAGGAACGCAGGCATATTCGGGTCGCGCCAGAGCGCGTTGAAAAATAATCTTACGCTGTTTCAATCCACGCAACCGAACGCTTTCGCCGTCGATTTTTCCGAATATCAAAAGCACCGTTTTAGGACGACTTCATCATTGGGACGAACAAAAATCCAAATAAACAAAGCCGGCGTGTGGGTCAATGATATTTTAAAAAAATCTTGGAGCGATGTCGCCGACTTCGAGACGCCGACAAACGGATTGATATTTGACGTCGGCAACAACAACTGGTCGGGCAATAAGGCTGTTATGCGGTTATATGGCTACACCGACGGCGATGCACAGCAGCTTGTCCCGTGTCTCGATGCAAACGGTGTGCCGTTCCTTTATGATCTTATAGGCAAAACGGCGCTCTATAATCAGGGCGCGGGCAGCTTCACATGGGGGTGAAAATATGATATACGGAAAACTGGTCGGCGGTGCTCTGCACGGTGCGCCGAGACCGATAAGAACAGAAAATGGCGATGTTTTTACCAACGACCCCGCATTGCTTTTGCACTACGGCTACAAGCCGATAATCACGGCGGAATATCCGTCCGACGGCGGGTATTACACCGAGTCGTGGACGGAGACGGAATCCGAGATAAAGCAGATTTGGACAGCCGCCGAGCCGCCCGAAGATATATCGGCGGACGAGGCGCTGGATATTATCACAGGGGGTGCGGATATATGACACGGACGCAGGCAAAACGCTTTCGCGAGATGATAACAAAAGCCGCCGCGAAGCTGACAAACGCCGAAGCTCTGACAAGTATCAGCCTATTTGAACCGTGGAGCGGCGAAAAAGATTATTCTGTCGGCGACAGGGTGCGCGACGGCGGGAAACTCTACCGTTGCTACAACGCGATATCCGCCAATCCCACATGGCGTCCGAGCGTAACCCCAGCGCACTGGGAGCCTATCACGGTCGGCGAGGACGGCACTATAGAGAATCCGATAACTGCCGCTGCCGGTATGCGGTATTTCAAGGACAAGTACTATCTCGACGGCGGCAAAACATACAAGTGCATACGCGACGACAGCAACGGTCAAGGTACGATTTTACACTATCTGCCGTCGCAGCTTGTGGGCATTTACTTTGAGGAGGTGACGGGATGAGTGTGTGGGAAGTTTTTTTAGCCGCAATAGGTGCATGCGGGACGGTTTGCGCCATTATCTTTGGGTATCAAGCCTATAAGCGGAACAACAAAGGCGACAACCGCGACGAAGGCAAGAAAGACGGTGTTGTTTTGACGGAGCTGGGGTACATAAAAAGCGGCGTCGATGATATCAAACGAAAGCAGGAAAAGCAGGATGACAGCATAAGGGAAGTCGTTGAAAGACTGAGTTCTGTTGAATCGTCCGCGAAACAAGCACACCATCGGATAGACGGCTTGGAGAGCCGTATGAGCGAAAAATAAGGAGGTCACATTTATGTTTGCAGAATTTTGGTCGGAGTACGGTATGACATTGATCTACACCGTTTTAACGGCGGTGCTCGGCTTCATCGGAATCGCGATAAAGCAGATTCTTTCGAAGCTTTCCGCCGACAAGACTAAAGAGTCGGTCGTGAAAACTTGTGTCAATGCAGCGGAGCAGCTGTATAAAGATTTACACGGCGAAGAAAAGCTTGCGAAGGTCAAGGAAAACATCGTTGAAATGCTCAATGAGAAAGGCATATCAATATCTGATATCGAGATGGACATGCTTATCGAAGCGGCGGTTGCGGAAATCAATAAGCAGCTTAAGAAAAAGGAGGGTGCTGAAAATGGCAAAGACTAATACAGGGCTCGTGGCATACGCAAAAGCGAACATCGGCAATCCGTATTGGTACGGCACCTTTGGGCAGGTCGGCACACAGACGCTGCTTGACTCGAAGCGCAAGCAGTATCCGTCTTTTTATACAAGCGCCAGATATGCGGCGCGCAAGAAAGATATCGGCAAGCGCGTGCATGACTGTGTCGGTTTGATAAAAGGCTACCTGTGGAGCGACAGCGCTACAGCCGCGCCGAAATATAACGCCGCGCAGGATGTGTCGGCAAACGGCATGCTCTCAAAATGTACCGAACACGGCAACATAAATAAGATGCCAGAGATCCCCGGCGTCCTCGTTTTCATGGATGGTCATGTGGGTGTGTATGAGGGCAATGGCTATGTTATCGAGTGTACCGTCTCATGCGGCGGTGGCGTCGTCAGAACCGCGCTTAAAAGCCGTCCCTGGGTGCATTGGGGCAAATGTCCTTGGATAAGTTACAATAGCACTACAGCGGCACAGAAGCCGTCAGAATCGACCTCGAAACCGGGCGGCGGCATAAAGGTCGGAGATAAGGTAAAGATAACCGGCACGAACTATGCCACGGGACAGCGCGTACCTACTTGGGTGAAGCTGCGCAAATACACCGTAAGCAAGGTGCAGGACGGTAAAGCTCTGCTCAAGGAGATCAGCAGCTGGGTGCATACCAAAGATATAACAGTAGTATCGACGGCAAAGAAAGGTGTTGCAGTCGGTAGCACAGTGACCATCAAGAAAGGCGCTGTTTACGGCGGCTGTACCTCAGCGCGCGGAAAAGCGGTCCCGTCCGCTCAGCTTGCACCGACAAAGCACAAGGTAAGCAGGATACAGACAAACAAAGGCGTCAAAGAAGCCCTGCTCGGCGATATATCGAGCTGGGTAGCGGTGGCGAGCCTTGAGGAGGTTACAAAATGAAAAAAGCAATGTTGTCACAGCCAATGCGCGGAAAAACCGAAGCGGAAATAAAGGCGACGAGAGAGCATGCCATAAGGGCACTTAAGGCTAAAGGCTATGAAGTCGTAAACACCTTGTTTACTGACGAGTGGTATAGTGATGCTCAAATGAAGCAACGCGGAGTAGAAAATATACCGCTTTGCTTTTTGGCAAAATCTCTTGAAAATATGTCGCTTTGTCATGCAGCATTTTTTTGCGAAGGTTGGGAAAATGCGCGCGGCTGCAAGATAGAGCACGAAGCAGCCGTAGCTTATGGGCTCGACATAATATATGAGAATGAGGAGGCATGACATATGATAACAGCAATTCTTTTCAACCTCATGAACATGCTCGGACTTTACGGAGCCTGGGCGGTCGTACAGATTCTCAAGCTCTTCGGAGCGATTTAAAACACAACCGGGCAGGGGATTTTCCTCTGCCCGGTTTTCTGCTTTATAAAGTACGCAGCCCTCGGTCAGACCGAGAGCCGCATGAAATAGGATATAGAGCCAGAGGCTCTTTAATTGTATTATAACATTATATGCTTTGAAAATCAAGCAATGTTTGCGCCGACAAAAATCGACCGTTACTACAGGGTTACTACGGATTTCATTTTGAGTGCATTGAAATAGAAATGAAAAAAGCCTTGAAAGCGTTGATACACAACGACTTCAAGACTTCCTCTTTTGGTGATCCATCGGAGATTCGAACTCCGGACACCTTGATTAAAAGTCAA